AGAAATTAGTGTGTCTTCTGTATACTACTTTAAAGAAGGTAATTTGAGGGTTACCGGTAAGGTAAACGTCTTGTGCCCCGTAGGCAACTAATTGCATAAGACCTCCGCCCATTATATTATTATATATTACTTAATAAAGAAATTATTTTTAAAAAAAAAAAAACTAAATTATTTTTTATTTATTTTTAAAAAATTGAGTATAAATAATAAAGATGTAAATGATTATTTTATATTTTTTATAATGTTAATATATGATGATAATATAATTTTATTACATTATTATGCAAAACACAGAGCAAAAAAACATAAATTCGTTTTTGATTTTTTGATCAATTGTTTAACTTTAAAATCTGATAATCATAACCTAAGTTAGCTAATTTTTTAGAAATTGTATTATAATTAAATATATGAATTTAAATTCATTTTACAAGTATTATAAATAAATTTAAAGATGAATAATTATAAAATAATTATTTATGATTTATCTAGACGAAATTAGAATAATTCTCTAATAATTTATTAACACATATATTAGCATTAGAATGTAGATTAAAAATATCATTCATATTTATTAATTGTGATCTTTGAATATTTATTTTAAAGAAAAAGTAACTTTTTTATTCATATATTTAATTTAACTTTTTTATTTTTAAATAATTGCTATAAAATAATTAAAAATAAAAATTAAGTTGTTGTTAAGACGATAACTATGCTTAATTGGAATAAGCAAGACCACCCATACCACTCATAATTCTTAATACATTGTAGTTAACAGTGTAGATTGAGCATACAGTGTCATCAACTAAGTAGTCATTGGCAAAGTTGTTGGATGAAGCAGCAGTTCTTTCACCTAAGGTTAAAGATAAGGTAGCGTTATCAATTCTTGACATATTGCAAGTACCAGAAGGTTGATGTTCTTCGGGGTTAAGAGCAAATGAGTAAACGTTGTTACCATCAGAAGGAGTGTTAGAGAAGTGTTGGTAAGGTTGGACATAGTTGAAGTAGTGACCATCTTGAGCTGAGAATCTGTCGTGACCGTTTAATTGTAATTTAGCAGATTGAACAGGGTTTTCAGAACCATCAACGTATAAACCGTGGTTGGTGTGTAATCTTAAAGTTCTAGCATGATCTTCTAATAAACCTTTGGCTTCGGCAGCAGTTACACCATCAACTAAAGTTTGATAAGCAGTAGATACATCAGCAGCATCTAAGTCGTTTCTTGTTACGACAACATTTTCTAGTTTTAATTCAGCACTACCTCCGGCAGCAGTTACAAATTGAGCATCTACTTTACCTTCTAAAGCTACCATTGCAGCAGATAAACCAGTTGTTGCTTTATCAGGGTTAGCAATTTCATCAGAATCACCTAAATTGTAGGTGTAAGCACCTGTAAGACCACCATATTCATCACCACCATTAGTTCTGGTAGCCATGTAGACTAATTTAGCAAATCTATCCATATCAATTTCACCATTATCAGCAAGAGCAACACTTGATTTACCAGTGGTGTAGTTTCCTAATTTCAAAGACCAGAATAAAGCTTTGCAAGGGTGGTTGAAGTTAAGTCTGAATTTTTCGTTAGCAGTATTAACAGATTCTTCACCAGTGAATTGTAATTGTTCAATCAAGTATTCGTGAGAAGCTTGAGCGAATCTTTTTCTTTCTTCACTATCAAGGTAGACATAGTCGATCAACAAGATAGCATCTTTGAATTTAATATCAGATCTGGATTTATTAAGACCCATGGATACACATTCAGCAACATCTCTGAATTTGAAAGTAATTCTGACATCGTGGTATTGTAAAGCAATTAAAGGTAAAGCTAAACCGTTGTTTCTGCAGAACCAGAATTGCATAGGTACATACATAGTGTATCTTCCTTTGCTAGAAGTATAACTTCTTAATTCAGGTACGTTACCTAACATTTTGTTGGTACCTCTATCTAAAGAGTTGTTTCTGGATAATTCACCCCAGATGTTTAACCAATCACCATAGTGTTCATCAATTTTAGAACCACCAATTTCTACTTTAGCAGATTCAATTAAGACTCTGCCTAAGTTGTGGCATAAACTATATTCATTACCATCAGATGTAGCTTCTAATTCAACTTTTAAGTACATTTTGGTTACTAAATCACCATTTCTGGAGATGTTGCAGGTTACAGTTCTACCGAAATCAGCAGTACCATTGAATGTTTGTTCGATACATTCAGTTGAGAAATTAGTGTGTCTTCTGTATACTACTTTAAAGAAGGTAATTTGAGGGTTACCGGTAAGGTAAACGTCTTGTGCCCCGTAGGCAACTAATTGCATAAGACCTCCGCCCATTATATTATTATATAT